CAACCTTTTAGATATTTTTTTTCAAAATTAGTTATTGTTTTTTCTAATACATAATTTTCAATAATATCATTTATTCCTAAACACATATTTTCTTCATTATGTTTTTTATTACATTTTATACATTTTTGTTTCATTTTCCCCCTTTGTTCATTGCTATTTCATCTTTCCAGTTATCAATCATTTCTTGTTCTTTTTGTGTTGCTTTCTTGTCAGCAATAAACTTTTTTACATGACTAGGTAAAATATTATTACCGGCATACCCATCCGAACATATATTTTCAAATGGGTTTAAATGGTTTAGTGTGTCGTCTATTTCTTTTTTTATATCGTCAAACATTATTTTAACTCCATTGTGCGAACATATCATTTATTAATTGAGCAATTAGGTATTCTATACCTAAAAAACCCAAAAATAAAACAATCGCAGTTAATATTAATACCATCATTATTTGCTTAATCATTAAGATCAACCAATTTATATTCACCAGATTTAATCTTAGCTTGTGTTTCTTTAGTTGTTTCATTTAGAAACTTATTTCTATACTTGCTTGTAGTATTGCTAAAGTTCCAGTATTTCTTATCAAGGTATATTTGTAAATCCTCCCAACTATCAGTTGGATATTCTTTTTTAGCAATAATTGAATTATAGCTTTGAAAATACTCATCTCCACCTTTACCATTTATTACAAATTGATTTGCTACCTTGTTTCCGTTGCTTGATGTCATGTTTGTTACGTTCATTGTTTTTTCCTTTGTTAGTTGTTATTGATTAAAGCTTATGTATTTTCTAGTTAATGTATCTTTAAAGAAATCTTTATTATCTTTAGAATACATGTACATGTAATCTTGTGGTTGAGTTAAACCATTAGACTTTGCACTTTCAAAAGCTAATTTGCTATCTCTCAAATACATAACTGTTTTATCTTTAAACTTAATTAAAGTGTCGAATTGTATCATTGTTGTTTCCTTTGTTGTTTTGTTTGTCATTACCAATAAGGTATAATATAAATAAGGCACAATTAAGGCAAGTATTAATTTATTTTACTGTGATATTATTGCAACAGTTAGATTGGAATAGTTCTAATGTTTGTTATGTGGTTGGTAAAGTTAGTATCGTAATACAATCAACAAAGTTTTTTCCAATGCGTATGTGATCGGCTTTATATTTTCCTTATAAATAGCATGAACCTTTTTGGTATAGTTATAATCATAAGTTATCGGTAGTAATATATGGCTAGAAATTGTTTAGATTTTGGCAACAATAAGGCAGGGTATACCCCAGCAGACGCCACGCGAAATTATTATATATATACTCCGGATTTCTCAACAGACACACACACGTCTTTAAAAGTAACCCACACCCTAATATAGAAACCTTTATAGTATAATTTTTTTTACAATTCCTATATGTAGTATTATATGTGGGATTACATACAAGATGATTTAACTTCAGTAGTTTTTGTTAGCAAGAAAGACAAAAGCCTAACTATTAAGATATATGGTTTTGAAGATAATGAAACCGCAGAGACGTTTGCACACTACACAATGAGCATCCTTAACTTTGATTACAACACTACTGGCTATAGTATGCCTAGCAAGATGATACACTAGATATGGATATTAAGATTCCCTACACACCTAGAAAACACCAAGCCTTTTTGCACAACAAGATTTCTAAAAACAGATGGTCTGTATTAGTTTGTCATAGAAGGTTCGGCAAAACAGTATGTATGATTAATCATTTAATTAGGTCAGCACTATTGTCAAAACAAAAGAACCCTAGGTACGCATATATATCGCCAACCTTTAAACAAAGTAAATCTATTGCTTGGGATTACATGAAACAGTTTACTGCCAAGATACCTTACACAAAGTTTAATGAAACAGAGTTAAGGGTAGACCTCCCCAATGGTGCAAGGATAACCTTGCTTGGTGCAGAAAACTCTGACGGGTTGAGGGGTATCTACCTAGATGGATGTGTAATAGATGAGTATGCCAATGTCCATAGCAAACTATTTCCAGAGATTATAAGACCAGCACTATCTGATCGTAAAGGCTACTGTGTCTTTATAGGTACACCACAAGGAATGAACAATAACTTTTATGAACTATACCAACACGCACAAGGTGCTGACGATTGGTTTAACTATATAGCTAAAGCATCTGATACTCAAATTGTAGACCCAGAAGAGTTGGTCAAGGCAAAAGAAGTAATGGGAGATAAGAAGTACCAACAAGAGTTTGAATGTGATTGGATAGCTAACATAGAAGGTGCAATCTATAATGATGCACTTGCTAAAATAGAAGATAATAAACAACTAACAAGAGTTCCGTATGACCCTAGTCTACCAGTATCTACCGCATGGGATTTAGGAGTAGCGGATCATAGTGCTATTATATTTTTTCAACAACTAGGTAGAGCTATTAATATTATAGACTACCATGAAGAACGTGGACAAGGATTACCGCATTACATACAGATGTTAAATCAAAAAGAATATGTTTACAAAGATCATTATGCACCACACGACATCGAAGTTACAGAGTTTGGCAATGGCAAAACCAGAAGAGAAGTCGCCTATCAATTAGGTATAAGATTTAAGGTAGTTCCAAAGATACCATTAGAAGATGGAATACACGCAACTAGCATGACCTTACCTAGATGTTGGATAGATACTGACCATTGCAAAAAGTTAATAGATGCGTTAAGACATTATCATCGGAAGTATATTGACAAGAATCGTATGTTCCGAAGTAAACCTGTTCACGATTGGTCATCTCATGCCTGTGATGCTATGAGATATTTAAGTGTAGGTTTGCAAGAAATTAAAACTGGACAAACTGCTCCACAAGATATAGCAGATAATAGTTACCAAATTATATAGAAATAAATTATGGGTTCAATACTATCACCAAAAATGCCACCACTACCACCGGTTCAAGCACCACCACCAATACCAGAACCAACAATTTCTTCTGAAGAAAAAGAAAGATTATCCAAAGAGAGAGCTTCGGTTGAAAGAAAAAGACGTGGTAGAAAATCTACAATCTTAACTGGATCATTAACACCAGCGGCAGAAGAAGCAGCAAAGGCAGATAAAACTTTATTAGGAGACGCATAACATGGGTGGATCAAGTGCAGGTGCTAGTGGAAGTTCAGATGCTCCAACAACAAGACGACATTCAGTTACAAAAGTAAATAAATCAACAACTGAAAAAATTGTAGACTTTGTTAAAGGTGGCGGAACTATTGGTTATGTTGCTGGAAAAATTAGTGAAGCTAACAAAACATCAAAATTAAATAATCAATTAATAGGAACTTCAGATTATCAAGGCGGTAGACGTTCAAGAACTAATAATATAAATGGTGGAGATAGCGGTAATGATACAGCACCAACACAAGTTGCAACTAATGTAGGCGGAACAATAGTTACTGCTCCATCATCAGCAGAAGTTTCGCAAAGCAAAGCAACAGATGTAACTTATGATTCAAGAAAAACAAAAGCTAAAGGAAGATCAATGACAATATTAACAAATTCAAGAGGAGTTGGTAAAAATACTAATTCAGTTTTAGGAACTAAATCTTTACTAGGAAGAGCATAATGAAAACAGAATTAACATCAAAATTAATTTCAAGATTTGACAGACTATCTGGCAAGAGACAAAATTGGGAAACACATTGGCAAGAAGTTGCGGATTATATGTTACCAAGAAAAGCAGACATTACTAAAAAAAGAGCAAGAGGTGATAAAAGAATGGAAAGAATTTTTGATTCTTCTCCGTTACAAGCATTAGAATTATTAGCATCATCTTTACATGGTATGCTTACTAATCCATCTACACCTTGGTTTACCTTAAGATTTAAAAAATTAGAAGATTCAAATGATGATGAAGCTAAACTTTGGTTAGAAGAAGCTACTGAAGTTATGTATACATCTTTTAATAGATCAAACTTTCAACAAGAAATTTTTGAATTGTACCATGACTTAATTACATTTGGTACTGCCGCAATGTTTGTCGAAGAAGATAATGATGATTTATTAAAATTTTCTACAAGACATATTGATGAAATTTATATTGCGGAAAGTGATAAAGGTAGAATTGATACTATCTTTAGAAGATTTCACATGACAGCTAGAGCATTAGTACAAAAATTTGGTAGCAATGTTTCTAAAGATGTTGAAGTAATGGCAAAGAAAAATCCTTACGAAGAGATAGATATTATTCATGCTGTTTATCCAAGAAACGAATTTAATCCAAATAAAAAAGATAAAAAGAATATGCCTTTTGAATCTATTTATTTTGAATACAAAGGCGGAAATGAATTATCAATATCTGGATTTAAAGAGTTTCCTTTTGTAGTTCCTAGATATTTAAAAGCATCACATGAAGTGTATGGTAGAAGTCCAGCAATGACAGCTTTACCAGATGTTAAGATGTTAAATGAAATGTGTAAAGTAACAATTAAAGCTGCACAAAAACAAGTAGACCCACCTTTATTAGTTCCAGATGATGGTTTCTTATTACCAGTTAGAACTGTACCGGGTGGATTAAATTTCTATAGATCAGGTACAAGAGATAGAATTGAACCATTAAACATTGGTGCAAATAATCCATTGGGTTTAAACATGGAAGAGCAAAGAAGAAATGCTATCAGAGGTGTGTTTTACGTGAATCAATTAATGATGCAAGATGGTCCGCAAATGACAGCAACAGAAGTCATACAAAGAAACGAAGAGAAGATGAGATTGTTAGGACCTGTATTAGGAAGATTACAATCTGAATTATTACAACCACTTATTGATAGAGTGTTTAATATTCTATTAAGAAACAATCAGTTTGCTCCACCACCAGAATCTTTATCTGGTGTCAATATAGATATTGAATATGTTTCTCCTTTAGCCAAGGCACAGAAATCCACAGAACTTCAATCTATTATAAGAGCTGTTGAAATACTTGGAAGTTTAGCTAATGTAGCTCCTGTATTTGACTATGTAAATTTTGATAATTTAGTTAAGCACGTTGCCGACATTGTTGGTATGCCACAAAAATTATTAAAGTCTCAAGGTGAAGTACAAGAAATGAGAAATCAACAAGCACAACAACAACAGGAGCAAATGCAGATGCAACAAGCTCAACAAGTTGCTAAAATGGCAGGAGACGCAGCACCAATGGCTAAAGCTCTACCAGAAGAAGCAAAAGCTATTGTAAATGCTGAAGAATAAAAATGGGTCAATCAAAAGATAAACAAGAAAATATTACTAAATATTTAAACGAAGTAAAAAGAAATTATCAATTTTTATTTAGTTCAAATGAAGGCAAAGAAGTTATGTCTGATTTAGAAAAAAGATGTCATCATCATACTACAACCAATGTTAAAGGGGATAGTCATGAGAGTGCATATATGGAAGGTCAACGTAGCATCCTTCTATTTATAAAAGCAATGCTACAAAATGAAAAGGATAGATAAATATGTCATCAGAACAGATAACGGAGCAACCAGCTTCGCCTGTAGAAACGACACCAGTAACTACAGAACAACCAACAACAATAGCGTCAACACCAATATCATCAACAACAGAACAACCAAAAGTAGCTACATCTTGGAAGGAAGCAATTTCTGAAGAGTTTAGACAAGACCCCAACATAGAAAAGTTTACAGAGATAGATGCACTTGCAAAATCATATATCAATGCAACTAAAATGATTGGACAAGATAAAGTTGCTGTACCCAATAAAAATTCAACAGAAGATCAATGGAATGAAGTCTATGATAAATTAGGTAGACCAGAATCTGCTGATAAATATTCACTTGATGTTAAATCTGATGTTGTTCCATTTGATGATGGAGCTGTAAAACAATTTGCAGAAAACGCACACAAGCTAGGCTTAAGTAATAAACAAGCTCAAGGTGTTTTAGAGTTTTATAAAACTAGCATGGAAGGTACTGCTCAACAAAGTAAAGTTGATACAGAAACTGCTCAAGTACAAGCTGAACAAGAGTTAAGACAAGAATGGGGTAGAGAGTTTGAATCTAATGTCCAAAGAGCTGGAGCATTAGCTAAAGCTAACATGAACCCAGATATACTTGACCTTGAACTGAAAAGCGGAATAAGAGTAGGAGATCATCCAGAACTAATTAAAGGTTTTGCTAAAATAGCATCTATGATGTCTGAAGATAAAATAGTATCACCAGAGAGTGATGGTACAAACAAAAGTTCAGATATTGAATCTGAAATTTCTACCATTACTAATAATACTGATGGACCTTATTGGAATAAAGGACATCCAGATCATGACAAAGTAGTGCAA